ACAGCCTTATTGACGGCCTCGGACCGAAACCCGCTGCTGATCAGAATCGGTCGGCTGCCCAGAACGTGGCGCACATCCTCCAGCACTGTGGCCAAGCGCATCAGGTTGGCAAGCTCATGCACCGTGGGCGAATTGTCCAGGCCAAGTCGCTGTGCGGTGGCACTTCGTGTCAGTTCCGTGAGCGTGAAATGCTTACTGAGTCTCATCGTTGCGCTCCTTGTTTTCTGTCTGTGGTGGCAGGCGCACCTGGCCGGGATCACCGCGCACGGCGTTGCGTGAGCGAGCGATGCTGGTGATCGTGTTATCGAATAGGCTGCCGAGTGTCATCGACCGGTTCGACTCCATCCACCGAGCGCCCAGGCCCAGCAGCCACCAGATGGGCAGGCCGGAGGCGATCTGAATCGGAGCGGTGAAGTACAGCGATGCAAATCCCACCCCGTCACCGGCGGCCAGGGTATTGGCCGAGACCAACAGGTCAGGCCAGACGCTGTGAACAGCCGCGACCACGAATGGGCCAAAGATCACGGACGAAATCGCCGCGCCAAAGAAGCGCCAGACGGCTTCCCGTACCGTTCTCGGGCGGATCAGAACGAATCCCAAGAGTCCTGCGAGACTGGCAATGATGGTTTGCACGAGGACGGTCTTGAGCGCAACAAAGCCGCCCGCGCCTGTGCTGGTCGGGTCCATGGTGGTAGCGGGTAGAAGTGAGATGAACGGTGTGCCTCAGACCGACGTGCAGATGAGTTGGATTTCCCGTCGACGTGTTTCCACCTCAATGACCGACGTGATGTTGTAAGCCGTGCCATCAAAAAGCACGCGCATGGCTCCGGTGATACCCGGGTGATATCGAATTCGGATGCGGGTGGTCGTTTCATTGGTCAGGGCCATGGCGGCAAGAAGCTCCCGGCCTCGTAGGGGCTCGACGGCCGCCCAGACGTTGGCCACTGTCTGCCACTCCTGGATCGGTTGACCAGCCTCGTCATAGCCTTGCACATGTTGCTGAATCTGGACGCGATGGCGAAGTTTTCCGGCATGCATCTAACACCTCGGAAGGCAGTAGGGGTCCAGGAGAGCATCGCCCACTGGACGGGGCAGTGCCTGAAGGCTGGCGACACCGCTTACCACCGCTTCACGCTGCTCGTACAGCGCTCCGATCCTCAGCAACATCCACTGGCGGATGGATCGTGGGACGTCGTCGGCATCGCCAAACCCGCACGTGATGGTGACGGTGTCGGCCAAGTTGGCGGTCGCGGTCGGTGGCCAGTTCGCATCAACGCTGATGTTGGCCGAAATAGTGGACGACACCGATTGCAGTGGCACCAGCCCCCACAGTGACACCGATTCGCCAGCCGAAAGCTCAAGCTCCCAAGTTTGGGTGATGAGCCGCTGGCCGGTGAGATACTCGGCCTGCTCGCGAGCTGCGGCAATGAGGGCTTCGATCAGGTCGTCGTCTTGCGACGTGTCGACCCGCAGGTGCAGTTTCGCCTCGGCCAGTCCCACCGGCTCAGTGGCCGGTGCCACGGTTTGTGATCGGTTCATCAGACGGCTGCCTGTTGGAGTGCCTTGACTGCACCGCCCACATCCATCAGATTGCCATCGTGACGGGAGAAGGCCAGAAAGCCGACCTGCCCCTTTTCGGTGTACTTCGAGTCGGTCAGGCGAAAGAGCGAGACGGCCAGTACATCGCGGATGATGTACTTGGAGAAGTCGCCAAAGAGAACACTCTTGGCTTCTGCGGCCAGCGTGGGCATGTGCTGATTGATCGTGTAGGCATAGCCCAGGATCGTGTCAGGCTCGCGCACAGCGACCCCAGGCAGCCAGAGCGGGCGATTCTGATCGTCCTTCAGCTTTTTCAATGCCTTCAGCGTTGTGTCATGGAACATGAAGCGACACTGACCGCTTTGGCGGTAGGCCGGATCGACGCTGTGTTCCAGGTCAATCAACTCCTCGAACGTGATGTCTGCCGTAGCGGTGGCGGTATGACCGACGGTGGCCGCGGTGACGATGCCCGTTGGTTGACCTGAACCGGACCCAGTGGTGAAGTGTTTGTTGGTGATGCGGGCGATTCGCTGGGCGAGCCGCTGGTTGATATGCGCGTCCAGATCGATCACAGCATCTTGCAGCAACTCGAAAGGGACGGCGACCGACTTGGAGCTGTACTTGAACGCGCCAATCGTTTTAACCCCAACTGTGAAGTCTTGCGCGCTGACGGCCTGGTTTTCACCGACAATCTCGCCTTCCTCGCTTGTTGCATCGGTGGTGGGGTAGTTGATCGGGTTTCCGCTGGCGGTGGGCAAAGTGGTCGCCACCGCGCGCATGCCACCAAATGCTGCCATGGCCTCGATAAGTTGGCGGGCCACGTCGGTGGGAACGAGGTAACCCCCCTCGGCCGGGACGGTCGTGCCCATGTCGGCCCGAATGCTGGCCGCTTTACGGGCGACGATCTGCTGCTGTTCGTGTGACAGGGCGCTCATGCCCCCGCGCAGCCACGCGACGAAGATGGTCTTCTCCTGATGCTGATGGTGCTCGGCTTCGTCCAGGCTCACCCCGTGCTCGTCGGCGCGTCGCTCGAGACTGGCGCGGTTCTGGGCTTCGATATCGTAGGCTTTCTGCTGGCGCTCGATCTGGGCATCGAGTCGGTCAATGTTCGCAACGAGCGTGTCGTACTGTTGCTGTTGCTCATCTTGCCAGCGATCACCTGGATGCTGCTCGACAAGGTTACGCAGGGCTTTGGCGTGTTCGACGCGCTGTTCGCGCAGTTGTTGAATCGTCATGGTCTGGCTCCGGGTAAAGAAAAGCCGCCCCGAGCCAAGGCAGGGGGCGGCAAAAAACGGGATGGATTTGCGAGGGTGGTTGAAGAGGTAAGTTTTCGGGGTTTGTGCCAGGCCTGGCGCGGCACTTACGCCGTACGTTCGATCACGCTCAGGCGCCGGGTGCGGTCTTGATGGGATAGGGCAGGGCACAGTGAGTCCGTGCGTGCCGTAGCCAGTGGTTCGGGCGGTGGGGGATCGGAGGACGACTCAGTCGGGTCGATTCGATCAATGAAGCCTGCATCAAGTGCTTCGTGTGCGGTGAACCACGTTTCCTTGTCCATCCAGTCCTGCAGCACGCGGGTGGGTTGGCCTGTCCGGTGCTCGTAATCCTGGACGATGCTTTTGTCGATCTTTTCCAGAGTCAGCGCCATTTCAAGCAGATCGTGGCGGTTGCCAATCACCACGCCCCACGCGTTGTGGATCATGAGAAAGGCGCCGTCACTCATGGACACCTCGTCTGCGGCCAGAGCGACATAGGAGGCGGCCGAGGCGGCAAGACCATCGATATGGGCGATGATGTGTGCCGGGTGTTCGCGTAAGGCCGTGGCGATGGCACGCGCATCAAATACGTCGCCACCGGGCGAGTTAATCCGCAGGTGGATCGTGCTTGCCTGCAGGCTGGCCAGATCGCGTGCGAACGTGGCCGCACTGATTCCGCCCCAGGCGTCAGCGCCAATCACGTCATAAAGCCAGACGGTCGCACTTTGGGCTGTGCTTTGCAGCGCATAGTGCCGGTTGTCGCTGTGCTTATTCCACAATTGACGCAGGCGCAGGCTCGTTGGCATCAGGTTCGGAGGCAGAGTTGGGTTCATTGGTCGGTTCCTTCGGTGTGGCCAGGACATCACCGCCAGCAATGGGCGGTAAGTTCTCGAGACGTCGCACCTCGTTGGGCGTCATCCATGCCGGGTTTTGTGTGCCGCCAAGGGCGCGGGTGTAGTAGTCGGCCCGGGCCTTGGAGTCGCCTCGCAGCAACCCCTCGACATTGAACTCGACAAATAGGCGTTCAGTCCGGAAGCACTTGCGGTTGATTTCTTGCTCGATGCGGTTCAGGTGCGGAGCCAGTGTGTATTGCACGAAGCCGATCCCCTGTTGCTCGATCCCCGAGCCCCAGGACGTGGATTTGTCGGTTTCGCCGATCATGTGGGGAGGTACGCCGAAGGCGCGCGCGATGTCTGACACCTGAAAGCGCCGTGCTTCGATCAGTTGGGAGTCCTGTGCCGATAGGGTGACTTCCTTCAAGTCCGTGCCTTCGGTGAGCACAATCGGCAGGCTGGCGTTGTGCGCCCCACCGTATTTGCTGGCCCAAATCCGGCGCAGGTTGTCGATCTGCTCCTGCGTCATCTTGCCTGGCACCTTCAGGGCGACATCCGCGTGCGCGCCACTGGCGAAGAAACGCGAGCTAAAGCCCTCGGCGGCAAGTGCCAGGCCAATGGCCTCGCGGGCCGCGTGACGGATTACGCTCATACCGCGTGTGCCATCAAAGCCAAAGCCAGGAATGTGCAAGATGTCATCCTGGTCGCGGCCGAGCCACGTGCCGTTACGACAGAACTCGTAGCGCAGACGCCCATCGATCTGACGGATGCCGACCGCACGCGCATCGAGCGGAATCAGTTGCCGGATGCTGCCGCCTCGGCCACGTTCAATCTCGGCCAGAGCATCGCCCGAGAGCAGCATCTGGGCGACAAGGTATTCCCAGAACACGGCGGCCGATACAGCTGCGCAGGGCTGTTCATTGAGCAGCCACCACAGGTCGTTGCGCACCCGCTGCCGGCCTTCGTCCTGGCGTCGGTATACGGTCAGTGGCAGGCTGGAAATGGCACCGGCGATCAGGCGAACACACGCGTAGACGGCGGTGACGCGCATTGCGGAGGCTTC